ATCCGGTCTAGCGTTCTGCAAAGCTTGTGGATCAACTACCTTCCTAAACGGCCCTAATTGCGGGTGTTTAGGCTCATATTCATCTGGACCAACTAACAAGCCGTTCCACTCACGCTTCATAACTCGGTACGGATATCTCTGACCAGATCGATCAGAAATAGCCCACGAGTCTTTACCTGACGCAAACTTAGCCATTAACCGGCCCTATAGTATGAATACTTAGGAACAACATTGAACGAAGCTCGGTCTCGATCTTCTTCCGCGGCCCTTTGAAACTCTTCTTCATATACGGCCTTTAACAGTTGTACGCGTTGAGGATTTTTCTTCAAAGCTATGTAATAAGCTAATCCTGCGGCTAAACAGGGATAAAACCTAAACGGTAAATCCATAGTATTCGTAAACGTATCGGCGTCATCCATACGAGTCAAAGCATCATAATACACGGTGTAAGTTGTAGAACTATCCGGTACAGGCCACAATTTTAAATTAGGTGTAAGTTGTCTATCTAAAAAGAATTGATTAGGTCTTCCTGTTGTAGTCTTAGTTGGGATTGTCAGATACTCGTCTCGACTCAATCTTTCCAATGAGTAATCTGTACCAGAAACTCGTACTACTACAGACAAAACATCAATAACGTCTGTACTAAGATCATATTCACCGTCATTAGCCACCAAAGTTAATGAGCGTTGCTTGATAGTCCATTGATTTAGACCACGGTTAGCCCAATCCGCAAGCAAAAGATTAAGCGATCTTTTAGCTGTTTTGAGATCATAACCGGTTCTAACCTCTAAGCCACAGCGCTCAAAAGCTTCTTCGATGTAATCTGCTACATCTAATTCGAAGTTCTTGCTGCCCGAAGTGCTCATGTTGTAGCTTTCTTAGTTTTCTTAACTTTCTTAGTTTTCTTAACTTTCTTTGGTTTTTTGGCCGTTTTTGCCGACTCTTTAAAAGCTTTAGCTGTTGGAGCGCCCTTAGTACCGGGTTTTCTCATCGTTTCTCCGCTACCAGCTTTAATACGCTCTTGTTTAGCGTGAATGTTTTCATATAAACCTTTAGAAGCAGCCATTTTTAACCTCCTAACAGTTTATGAACCATAGGGGCTATAAAAATTAAAACCACAATCCCCCACATCATTTTTTTCAACCAAAGAAGTTCTTCTTTTTGGTCATCCAAGCGTTCTTCAATACGTTGATATCGAAGATCACACTTCATTTCATGTTGGGCTAGTTTAGATAAAACTTCTTCAGGACTCATATCATCACCACGCTTTACACGACCAATATCTTGCGGAAAATTTATCTGAAGCGCTCGCGCAGTTGTGCCGCGCCCTGAAACTCTTCCTACGGGACGGTTGGTCTTTTTTGATAGACATGTTCGGATCACCGAACCTAACAATCCTGACTTGGTCACCTTTTTTAGCCAAGACAGCGGATTTCTTTGTCCCTCCGGGAGTTCTTTTTGGTTTGTTATATCCAGCAAAGGTTTCTCCTCTATAACTCAAACGACCGGAAGGTAATCTTTTAACATTTTTCGTAGAAGCCATTACAAGTCACTTCCGTTTTGAATGTAAACAAACTCCATTGACGCGGAGACATTAAAGTCAACCGACCCTGAAGAAGAAAATGCCCTCATCTCTAAGTCTGTTTTTTCTGTAAACTTTAACGGGAAAGTATAAAACTGTTCGTGCGCCCCATCTGTAAGAGTAAATCTTTCCTTTATCTGAAAGACCTCTCCATACGGTCTAGCAACAAGACTAGCATTCAAAAGAGCTTTGGTGTTGGTAGATGTGCCTGTGGACAAAGACATCTTTGAAAGGAACGCTGTATATCCTGAGGGAACTGTCCAAAGGGCCATCAATGTTTGGTTATCACCATCCCCATTTATGGTCAGGTAAATATTAGCTGGAACTCCAGCGGTCACTGTGCCTGTTCCTGCGTAAAGTGTTCCAGCGTTTGCTCCACCACTACCTGCACTGCGAACAATGCCGCGATTTATACGCAGATAAGATTTTGTGGTATTAACAGCCGTTTGCCCGTTTAATATGACAACTTCGTTTATTTCGTTGTAATCAGCGTCTAGGCCAAAAACTTCTACTGTTCTTGCACCAGTTCCTGCGGCAGTGTCATTAACTGAACTGCTTGATATGGTCATTACCGTGGCTGATGCAGGATAAGCGTATAAACCACCTTGTTCCCAGATGGTTTCTTTTGTAGATCCAACAACAGCGTTGTAACCAAACTTAAACACAGTTTTGTGGAATGATATTTGCCCACGAGCAACTTGAAGCTCAAACGGCTCGGATGTTCCTACGCGAGAGATGGAGCTTACTTCACGGGCCATGTTCAAACTCCTAACTGTAGAAGATGGTCATTGCGGTGATGTTTGTAGCAGTAGCTATATAAACATCATCTGTAAATAATAAGCCTTCGTCTGGAATGTTAACGGAATGCGAATCTGATGCTAAAAAGTCGATATCTAATACCGTAGCACCACCATTACCATCGGTCACAGTTAAACGTCCAGCTCCAGCGCCAGTCAAAACTTGAACCTGACGCAGTCGGGCGCGACCAACACTAGCCGCGCCTGTACCGGTCAGACGTTTTGCTTTTACGTCTGAATTAGCCATTTTTAGCCCCTATTAACCAGCAGAAACAGTTAGAACGCCTGAATTGCTCCAAAGCTGACCTGCTACTGATGGATCTGAAGTAGGTAGATCAGAAAGGATAACAACACTGTTTGTGCCGTCATAGGTAATAGAGATATTTGTTGTTTCTGCGCCGGTACTGGCGTTTTTGGTAATGTCTTTGAAACCGTTCTCTGAGCGGACCGGTCCATTAAAAGTAGTATTAGCCATGTTTTCTCCTGTCTTGGCAAATGTCAGTCGCACCATGCAACTGTCAGGGATACCCCTAGAATACAAAAAATTAACACAAAAAGAAAGGGATAGTTTTACCTATCCCTTCCCAAACCTTAGTTATAAGATTTTACCTTATATTACAATGGTTTATGCAGCACCTGGGGTGCCGAAGACACAACGCCAATCAGAAACACCAAAGCTATAACGCTCACGTGCCTTGAATCGCATGTTACCGGTGTCAAAATCTCCTTCCATTGCCGTCTTAATTGGCGAACGGTTGAAGTATTTGAAGCCGTTAGGTGCGTCTGTCTTAATGAAGAAAGCATCGGTATCCGTTAGGAAGTGGTTAACCACTGCACCCTCTGGAAGCATTCCCATGCTCTTGGTTGCGTTGAGATCATTGTCCGCAGTTCCTGAACGTAGGTTAGAGTTGATCACACGCTCTGCAATAAATTGCAGTTCTTTAGGAATGATCAGCTTTGTACCACGAACAGCGATCTTTAGACCACGCTCATCGGTAAGACCTGCAATGTCAATAAGCATTTGCTCAAGAGAAGTCTCGTTGAGGTCAGCAGCTACTGACAATACGTTACGCTGGTTACCAGACATGCTTGGGTGAGAAGATGAGCAAAGTGCTGCGCCGTCACCAACAGGGTAGCTAGTATTGAACGCATTGTTCAAAATAGCTGCTGCTTTGATCTGCTTTGTCTGAGCCATTGAACGTGCAAGGGCTTTAGTGTATCGAGATGCAAGTCGATCATAAAGGTTATCTTCGATAGCCTCTTCTGTAATCGAGAATGCAAGTGCGATGGTTTCATGAGTGTAACGAGCTGTGAAAGTCTCTTGTGCATCGTCAAAACTAATGGCAGAGCCTTCGTTTTTAACAGGTGCAGTTGAGAATCCAGCAAGCATTACTTCCTCTTCAAAAGCTCTGTCAGAAGACTCTTCTTCGAAGATTTCAGAATGCTCGTTTTCGTAACGGTTGTATTCGAGCCCGAACAAGGCATTAAGGCCGGGTTCTAGCTCTTTCGCCAGTTGTGCGCGAGAAATAGCCATTTTTTATCCCTCCTTAAATGCCGGTAGAATCCGCGGTGGTTTGAGAATCAAACCGGCGGGTTCCAGCGTTGAAGTGTGCGTTCAGACGAACAATAAGCGGAATACCAGCGGCAGTGAAGTCGCTGTTAGCTTCGTCGTCCATAATCCCAACCACACGAAGCGGCAATGTTGCCGTCGTAGCAATTGACGATACACTCAAAGCAGACGTTGAGTTACCATTGGCGCTTGAACCACTACGAGCAGAAGTACCGAGAGATGCGTTAGCAAATACGGCAGCAAGTGCAGTAGCACGGTTAGTCAATGATGCGTCAGACGCGACTTTGAAGAGTTGGTTAGGGTCATCAGCCACATACGCCTTTACAGGGTAGTTTGTGTCAACGCTGACTGAACCTGAACCAGGCCAGTAATTAATCCATACAGGTTTTTTCTGTACGGAGTCATGGTATTGTACGCCCATCAGAACACCTAATGCCTGCGTGGTACCACCAGCAGTATCACCAGCTTGATCAATAGTTCCAGCAGAAGTTGGAACTACAATCTCGTACTGATAAATCACATTAGTATTGTTAGAAGCGATTTCATACTCGGTTACACCGGTAGAATTAGCACCGCTACCAACAAGCCCGATAGGACGAAGACCATAGGCGGTTGTTGCATTTGCCATGATTTTTTCTCCTAAAAGGGCAGTCCTACATTATTTTTTCGGACCACCAAAAGTTACACGAGATTGACGGTCAGGTTTACTGATCGTCATGGTTGAGTGGGCATTCTCGCGCATCATGTCATGATCTACCGCATCCATTTGATCCTTACTTCTTCCTTTGAAGTATTCGGTTCGTTCTGCCACGGTTTCAACAGGAATTCGAGCGAGTATCAGCCCTCCCTGTCCAAACACACCTGCATATTTACCTGTTTCAACAACGGGACCTTCAAAGTCTGGATATTCGTCTTTACGAACCAGCTCATATCCTTCCCGTATTTTTGCACTTACGTTTTTAGTATCATCAAATCCTCGCGTTTCTGCTCGAATCCAACGATGCTTAAATCCGTCTGGCGCAGGTGGTGCATCTAGTACAGAGGGTGGAGCCCAAGGCTTACGCACAGCCTTTTTCTCCCTGGTATTACTTGCGCGGGAGCTTCTATCGATTTTGGTTTCTTCAGTCATCTCTATTACTCCTTCACGTATTTCGCGTATTCTTCAAGTGGCACACCCAATTTTTTCGCTATTGCGACTTGGCTCGGGGTGAGTCGAACCTTCTTCCCACTGCGCCCAGGTGTTACTCTAGAAGCAGAAGCAACCGTCTGGGCGGGTCGTTTGCTTTGGCTCTTCAACTTGTGCGGAAATTCATCCGCCATTCGTCGATCTAGTTCAGTATAGTAGTCATCACTCTGAGGGTCAAATCCTTCGTCCTCAATAAGTTTTTTATGAATACCAAATACCGCATAAGTCATGGCCTGATCTTCACCAAACCATTTGTTCCTAACCGCCCACTGCTCGGCCTTTGGATCAGGTCGTTTAGGGGCTTGTCTTTGTTGTAAAGGTTGATTCTGACGATACTGGGCTTCCATTTCAAGCTGTTTTTTATACTGCTCTTGCTGCATTTTTGCTTGATCAGCTCTGTCAGCTTGAATGGCTAACGCGGTGATTTTGCGTTGAGCTTCAATAGCGCCTTTTGTATCACCCAATTCCATAGCCCTAGATAACTCGTTTTCCGCTTGTTCCATTTGGGCGGTAACCCTAGTGGAAAACTCAGAAACATAGCTGTTATCCAACGCGTCCATGCGTTGTTTTAGAGTTTGTGCCTCGGTTTGAACCTGTTTTGCGTAGTTTAGAGCCTCCTGTTCACGGCGCTCGGCTTCACGCATTTTTTTAGTTAGACGGTCAATCCTCTTTTGAGTAGAAGATTCGGCTTTCTTAAATTGATCCTCCGAATCGTCATCCGCCATTTCTACCGACGGATTTTCTTTCTCTTCAGGAAGATCAATTTCTGTATCCTGATCTTCCTCTAACTCCATTTCTATTTGTTTTTCTTCAGCCATATCTTAATTCCTTATAAATGATGGATATCTTCAGGATCAAGAATAGTGGCTAGGATCTCGTCATCATTAAGAATACGAACCTCTCCACCATCAATCTGAAATCTAGACCCCGCGTATCTTGCAAACATGACCCATTGTTTTTCTTCACACCAAGGGCCTGACGGGAACTTTTCGGTATCTTTGTAAGCCAAAGGACCTATTCTCAACACATAACCTACTTGTGTTGATATTTGCTTCTTATCTTGCACTTCATC